TGGTCAACCAATACGCAGTGTTGTAATTAAACAACACCACGCACATCTGTGTTCAAATTGGGTTTGTGCTCACGGATCATCTCACGCTCTAATTTGTGAGCTTCAGTTTTGCCGCGTACAACATCCACAACCATCAAGTTAAATGTGTCAACACCACGCTCACGCATGCACTCATATAGTGCCCATGACTTGTCTTCTGAACGTGAGCGATATACGTGTTTGTTAAAACGCACTTGAGCACTCTTGTTAACAGTGCTTTCAGTCTTGGCTGTGACACCAATGTAGAAGTCAGCACCGCTTTGCAACATATAAATGATATGTGTACGATCGGTGCGCTTTTTACGTGATTGCTTTTTTAAGTTCATAGTGTATTATAGCAAATCGGGCATTTCTGGTCAACCAAAATCCATACGTTGCATAAAAACAACAAGCTGAATTATAGTGGATTATAGTCAATTATAGTGGGATTATTAATAATATTATTGGGATTATCAATAATATTATCGGGGATTATCGATTAGGGTACTTTATATGGACCTGTATATACAGTATAATTACCAGATTCGGGTATGGGATCATTATAGATTTTCATAAACAATAACGCTTCTCCCCGAAACTCAAAATATACTTCATCGATTATGTTACTGTTTTGATCAGTATGTTCTACTAGATTAACTTGCCATAATCCAGAAAAATTTATATCAGTCATCCGCGAGCAAGTCCTTTGAGAAACTTGTCAATATCACCATATAATGAATACATTGTGGCTTCTTTACTGCCAAATAATAATAACTTTGGTTTCTTGCCAAGGAAAATATAATATGGACAGGTGAGTTTTCTGTCCAGAGTTAATAACCGTCTGGGTATGGCGGGCATACTTGCAGGAACATCAAACTCATAATGCTCAATTTTTAACGAATCAAAAACAAAAAAGCCTTCGGCGGTTAACCGTAGGCCTGCATCTTTGTCGGGATTCTTCCACCATTCATTCATGGCTTCGTCAAGTGTGAGTGCTATATCACTGCGAAGATGTTCAATCAACTGCTGAGTTAATTCAATCTTATTGAGCATTGGGGAACACTTGCGCCCCCTGAGTCAACAGCACCACACTAAACTTGTCAGTCTTGAATTGCGTGTTGAGTTTGCGAGCCAAGTTAATAGCATGTCCGGGATTGGAGAAACTAACCTTTTTGTATTTTGGTCCAGGGTACTGTGTAAGCATGTTTGATGTTTTGAGGTTAATGGGGGTGTTATTGTAGAAAACTGCCCATACTCCTTCCGACGCTAGCACTTGCTCGGTCTTGTAAGATTGTTTGTTTGTGTGCTCGATTAACACACTGGGTTTTGGTCTACTCATCATTAAACTCCTAGTATTATTTACCTAGAAAACTGAGTAGTTTAAAATGTACCACCGGTGATTTCCACCTGAATTTTTTCATCAGTTTTACCGTTTGTTTGTCGTAGTTGTTCTAGCACCAACAACAATTTGGTAATGTCTGCGTGTAGATCTTTGGCATCTTTGAGCGGCATAGTAAAATCTTTTTGCCCTCTAGACTCATGTGCTTTGATACTGTCAACGAATCGATTAATATGCAAGCTCATACAATTACTTATTTAGGTACGGGGTTAAGTCAGGAGGCGTCCATCCTGTTGGTTTTAATACCTTGCCATCTTCACGTTTGCGAACTTTGCCAGTGTCGTGATCAATCTTGGCAAAGTTAGTGCGCATGACTTCTTTCCAAGCACCTTCAGCATCTGCACCTAGGGAATGGATAGCGCCAATGGTCACAACCAAGATATCAATTAGGGCATCTAATTCTTCAACCGAGTCGCCTTGTGCCACTGCGGCATTGAGTTCTGCACTCTCTTCAGAAATAAGGTCACGATATAGGTTGTATTGTTTTTGATTGAACTTGCCCACAGTTTGATCGCAGGCCAGCATGAATTTTTCTTGATCACGAAATGGGTTTGGCATTGGCTTCTTCTTTAGAGTGGAAAGGTCCTTGATACTTATAGCGTTCAAGTACAATGAGTTTGGGATTATGAATAGGTTTCCAGTTGCGATGTTGCTTGACCATATACCATCCAGCCGCAAACCAAGATTTGCTTTTGTTGTTTTTGGTAAACAAGGGTAGCTTGTGTTTCACATCCCAGATGGGATTGTATGTTCGACATCCGGTGCTGTAGCCGTGTACTAGGTCTGCCGCAGGTTTGGTTACTTTTTCAGCTGGCTCAAATTCCACATTCTCACGTTTGCGCAACATAGGAATAGTCTTGTACACTCCAACCTTGTTCTCAATTGTGATTTGATATCCATCGTTGACTGCCTGGATGTTACCAATCTTCTGGTCATCTTTTTTCAAGATCCAATATTCGTTATCAACTACTGGTTTGGCGTGTATCATTTAATACTCCTTTGTATGTTTCATTGAGCCATCGACTGATTGTATCAGCTTGGTCACTGAGCTTGGTCAGCTCGTACTTGCCACAAAACTTCATGAAGTGTGCACCTACCATGCCCACATCTTTGTGACTGAGTTGTTCACGGATTGCGGCATCCACAGTTGCCTTGACCGCATCCGGTTGTGCGTTAAGATCGATCAATGTACAGTTACGTTCATAGTCGTCTAACACTCTGTGCTCCTCGCCATTGTGGTCTGTCCAACGCTGAAGCATCATGTTGTTCCAAGAATATCCTCGCTTGTCTCTGTCGGCAAAGGCCTCACGGAGACCAACTTTATTCTTTGTCCCTTTTTCACGTACTCCCGGATAAGCAGAGAAGACATTGTCGGAGGTGTCGCCACGCATGCACTTCTCAAATAATAGCCAGGACGGATCCGGGATGGTTTTTGGTTGTTTAGTTTTTTTATCTGTAACAGGCTTACCCTTGGCATCAAATATGCCCTCCAGTGTGATCAGTTCATCTGTAATACCATTGTATTGTGTGACGTTGGATGCGACTAATTGAACAAAGTCTGTGTCTGAGCTAACAATTACGTGATCGTCTTGGGGGTGTAATGATATCCAACGTGCAATGATGTCATCTGCTTCGGCTGTTGCGCAACGAATAACACTGCAATTGGTTCTGTCGGACAAGTATTTAGTCAGATTGTCATAAGTTTCCCAAAACAGCTTGTCTTCTTCTGCTTCGTCCTCGTTCATTTTACCACGTGCTACAGCACGGTTCTTCTTGTAGGGCTCATAGTAGTCTTTGCGCCAGCTACGGCCTTCCAGTGCAAAAATCACGTGATCTGCTTGAAAACGCTTGGCCACCTTGTTGGCAGCCATCATTGTAACGTGTAGCGCAAAGCCCAGCTTGGTCCAAGTGTCACTGGCTCTGTGGGCACCGTGACGTGCTCGGAAAAACATGTTGGCTGTATCAATAAGTAGGTATTTCATTAGGGTCTAATAGTTGGTTGCGTTTAATGTATTGTAACACATATTCCGCCCAATAGCAATGGGCATCTGGCCCAAAATGCCAACTATTTGGATTAACCGTTTTGAAACCTTGCCCCTTTAGCACCGAATTATAGGTCATTTCGTCATCATATGGATGCATGTAGCTGGCACCCCAGGCTCTTTGGTCGGTAATGCCACCAAAATGGCTATTGCCATTGAACATCACATGACGTATGCCCAGATCGTCTAGCTCTCGGTGAAATGCCCAAATCTCTCGATGCGCCTGTTGCCTGCATTTGTCCCAATCCACATCGATGACAAATTGTTTGTAGCGGTGTTGTAGTTCAGCAGGAACATCGTCAATGCCACTTGCATTCACTTGGAAGTCGTGACCTTCGTGCCACCACTCTTCTCGTTCCCAAGTGGTCCATTGTATGACCATAAAACAATCCTTGACTGCATCTGGATTGGCCTTGATCCATTCTCTTGTGGTACGTATGATGCGTGTGTTTGAACATCCTGCTTGTGCATCCAAGTACAAAACAGCATTTAGCCAGTTGGCTAATTCACATCCAAAGCTGGCACGTTCATTGTCAGGATGCGGTTGTCGTCCTAGACCATAAAACAATCCGTCATCCTGCGCCCATGCGTGTGGGTTTACTGCCTCGGCCGCGGCAGCATGACTATCGCCGTTGACATACAAAATCATTTTTGGACAAGTATTTTTGCTGTTTCTGCTTCTGCAACTCGCTTGCGCAAACTGCTAGAACTAAAGCTGTGATCACGCTTGTTAAATATCACCTGTATACCGCGCCCGGCACCCTCATTACGGCCAGTAAAGTTTTTGTCTTCATACTCAGTGCCTAGAATGCGAACGTCCAATGGTAGTATAAGCAACAAGTCAATAAGGTCTTGTTCGGTTTGGTACACAACAACTTCGTCAACATAACGACAAGCCGCAAGTTGTATCTGGCGTTCTACAACACTTTGAATGGGATGATTCTTGGTATCGGGCCTATCAATTGTGGGGTCAGTTTGTAACCCACAAATCAAATAATCACAATGATTCCTTGCTTCGCTTAACATAGCAACGTGACCTGCGTGAAGCATATCAAATGTTGAGAAGGTAATGCCAATTTTTTTACCCTGTGCTTTTAGTTCTTTGATATGATTAAAAATCATGATACTTCGCTCCTACCATTACCTATGTCTTTGCTTTGTACCCAGATACCCGAGTTTTTAATTGCTTGTTCTTGTTCCCATGTTTCCATAACAACATGTCTACACACATTCTGGAACCACTGATCCACAATGTCTGCATCTACTTTGCCTTGATAGCCGGCCTTGATTAGTCTAGCAACAAAGATTTCATTCCAGTCAAGTTCGAATGCACCTTGATGTAAGTTATCAAGATCTACATCCATGCCTAGCACAGCCACGTAAGGCTCACCTGCTTCGGTAGCAATTTGCTTGGCAGTTTTTTCAGGAGCCTTGGCCTTAGGCACAGACACCCTGGGTGCTACCTCTACAGGTTTTTCTACCTTCTTGGGTTTTAAAAATCTATCAAATATTCCCATCATTTGCCCCAGCCATTGCCCCAAAGATCAACGTGCAATCTTGGAGTATAATAATAACCACGTGCAAGTGCCCAGTCTGCAACGTTCACACGATTCTCTGCGTATGGTGCAACAACACCACCTTGTGGCATCACATATACTACGCCTTCAAAACCAGCCTCACGATACGCAGTCACAGCACGATCCACTTCTTCAAAGTGTATTTCGCTGTCAATCACAAACTTGAGATATACTGTGCCTACCTCTTGATACTCTGCCACGACCTCAGGCTTGATAGCCTCGTCCCATGCTTCGCCACTGGCACTAAGTTTAGGACTTACAGAGAAGGTAAGTTCATTATGTCCGGCCAGCCACTCATTGAGATATGTTTTAAATTTAGGCTGTAGTTTTTGAGTACCATTTGTTTCAAATGTAACATTCTTGATACCACGCATGTGATCATGATCAAACAAGTCTTGATATGTGCGCTGCCAGCCCAACAACGGCTCGCCACCTGTGATCACTAGATGTGTGTCATTGCCTGTGCGATTGGTCCACTTGCGATCTGGAATCAAGTCTAACATTTTGTCTACCAATGCATCAATCTCGTATGTGAGACTGAGTTCTTTAAAGTCTGGATGCCAACTAGCATAGCTATCACAGCCAGTGTTCACTAGTGGCAGTTCTTCAAATGTTTTGTACAAGTGTACAGACTTGGCAACTTCGTCTGCTTCTGTTGACTTTTCACCTGGCTTGCAACCAAATCCAGCACAAGTAAAGTTGCAACCAAATGTTCTTAAGAACACTGACGGGACACCGATAAATCGTCCTTCACCTTGTGCAGAATAAAATAGTTCTGATACTTTGAGTTTCATATTATAATCTCGTAATCTCTGGTCGTTTTAAAAATTTGTGTATGACATTGGGATCTGCTGTCTCTTCT